AATGAATAGAAAACAACGAAGAGCAATGGAAGCACGAGCAAAGAAGGGTGACAACGCCGAAGAAACGCTCGCAACCCAAGCAGCATTATTCAGCAAACTACCAGAAGAATGTACCGCTTGCGAAGCACCATTCGACAAAACCGACAAAGCAATGGTAAGCACTTGGAGGGTTGTCGTGCGAGAACAAGACAAAGACAACCCTGTTCGCAATTATTGCCCATCGTGTTGGGGAACGGCACAGGAAGTGCTCGATAACTTCCTCAAAAGCCTACCAGATGAGCAAGAATAATGAGAACCGCCCTAACTTACGACGATGTTCTCCTTGTCCCAAAATACTCGGACATAGAAAGTCGTTCAGAGATAGTCTTAGACAACGCCTTAGATAATAAGCGAACTCTATCTCTCCCTATTATTTCCAGTCCAATGGACACCGTTACAGGCGACGTGATGGCGTCCACAATGGCGGTAAACGGAGGACTAGGTATCATCCATCGCTACAACACGCCAGAAGAGCAAGCAACCATCGTCGGCATCGCTAAGAGAATAGCGAATACCATCAAAAGGAAAGACGCCAACCTCATCGGAGCAGCGATAGGTGTCTCTGGCGACTATCTGGACAGGGCAAGACAACTCGTCAAAGCAGGAGTAGATGTCATCTGCATAGACATCGCCCACGGACACCACATTCTTATGCAAAAGGCGATAAGAGATGTGAGAACAGTCGTAGGCAAGGACATCCACATTATGGCGGGAAATGTCGCCACGAGAGACGGATACGAAGCACTATGTCATTGGGGCGCAGATAGCGTTCGATGCAATGTCGGAGGCGGAAGCATTTGCTCCACTCGTATCCAAGCAGGAAGCGGATATCCAGGACTACAAACTCTTTTCGACTGTTCACTCAGCGAGTTCGCAGGCAAGGTGCCCATTATCGCAGACGGAGGCATACGCAACTCTGGCGACATAGTAAAGGCACTCGCAGCAGGTGCCGACTTCGTAATGCTCGGTTCGCTCTTAGCAGGGACAGGCGAAACTCCCTCCGAGACTGTGAAGATAGGCGGAGAGATAAGAAAGGTATACCGAGGTATGGCGTCAAGAGAGGCGCAAATGGATTGGAGAGGAAAAACTTCATCATTAGAGGGAGTTGCGACAACCATTCCATTCAAAGGCTCAGTTGAACCCATCCTCGCCGACTTAGAAAAAGGCATTCGTAGCGGTTTATCTTATAGTGGTGCGAGAACAATAGAAGAGTTCCAGTCCGTTGCAGAGTTCGTCCGCCAAACCCGTGCTGGAACCGTTGAAAGCGGCACTCACATCACGAAGGTTTTATAATGCCGAAGGGTAATAGAAAGAAAAAGATGAATGGTCCAACTGTGAAAATAGTCAGCACCATCTTAGAGCAAGACAAGGTAGAACTTGTGCTGAAACTGAAATACGCAGGCGTGACGCAAACCGACTTCCTGAGAGCAGTTGTAACTTCTCTCACCAACGAGGACGCTCGGTTTATGCCGTGGTTCAACGAGTGGTCAAAGAACAACAGCAAATACAAGGGCAAGAAGCACCACAAGAAGATGGAGAAGCTACGAGAAGAGGGACAACATTTAGCCTCTCAGTTCGGAATAAATGATGGCGACATTGAAGATATATTTGATGTGATTGCAAAGGAGCATCCAAAGTTATGATAGAATGTGCTGAAATGTGTAAAGATTTAGAAGTCTCTTGCCCCAACAAGACTTGCCGTCAGTGGATGGACTATGAAGAAGATTTGAACTGCGTTCGCATCGCTTCCCATAAACACGGAGACATGACTCTAAGCCAAGTTGCAGAGCGATTAGGACTAACAGCGGCAAGAATTCAACAGATAGAGAAGGGCGCTTTGGCTAAAATGAAGAAACTTATGTAATTTTTCTTCTTTTAGACATTTGACGTTCTATTTATAAGTGATTTATTTGCACAAATACTAATGCATTAGGAGATATATTATGAGCAAAAAGTTTCTAACCGAATCCCAGGTTCGCCGATTCCAAACATTGGCAAGCGTACCAGCGATTCGCGAGATGGACGAGATGCCACCAGAAGAGGAAATGTCAGACGATATGCCTCCAATGGGCGGTGAAGAAGAAATGAGTATGGAGCCAGAGATGGAGCCAGAATTAGAGCCAGAGATGGCGGACGCCCCAGAAGAAGGGGGTGAATTAGATCTAAGTCCAGAGCAGAAGGAAACCCTTGCTGCTGATATCGTTCGCGCAGTAGCACAAGAACTCGAAGGCGCACTCGAACTCGATGCACCAATCGAAGTTGCCGTCGAAGACGACATGGCACCAATGGGTGACATGGAAATGGAGCCAGAGATGGACGCTGAGATGGACATTGAGCCAGAAGCAGCGCTTGACGGCATGGCACCAGAAGAAGAAGTCCCAATGGGCGACGAAGAAGAACTCGCAGAAGTTGTTGATGATGAAGCAGTCGTCAACGAGGTTTTACGACGAGTTGTAGCTCGACTTCAAAACAACAAGTAAAAAGAAGCATTTCCTAAATATTGTAAGAAAAGCCGAGGGACACATTTCAGAAAAGTTCCTCGGCTTTTTGTTTTTTGCTTGACACCGCCTTCGATACGTGTTATATTGTATGTACAATAAAAAGAAAGGAGTGTGTAGAATGAAAGCGTTCGCTTGGAAGAGAGAGTCGGATAGTGGTTTGAATTACTGCGTCCAAGTGGAGAGCATAAAAGGAAAACGGAAGCTAAACAAAGTAATGAAAGTGTTGTCTGAATGGAAAGTCATCGGACAGGGTTATAACTCCAATACGGAAGAATACACCTATATGTTCGCAAGAGACTTTGAGACTACAACCAAGTGGCGAAAATGCGCCGAGGAATTCCCCATTCACCTAGTGGAACTAACGTCCCACGGAAACGAACTCATAAGAAACAAGAAACTAGTAAAGCAAGGCGATGTATTATGATATTCTCATCAAACAAGAAAGCAGAAAAGACAGCACCAGAGCAGGCAGACGAGATTACAACCAAGAACGATTCAGATCCGAGGATAATCGGAATCTGCGGAGACTTGGACGAAGAGAAGGCAGGAGACTTGATGTACGGCATTATGTCGCTCCTTGACGACGGCACCACATACACCATCAAGAACCCGAACTCTGAAAACCCAGACATCACAATAAACTACGAACCATTTGAGTTCATAATCTCCACCCTCGGAGGTTCAGCACAAGAGATGTTCGGACTTCACGACCTGATGCGAGCAGTACGAGAAAAATGCGAAATCCACACCGTAGGATTAGGCAAGGTATTCTCAGCAGGAACCCTACTCCTCGCCTCTGGCTCAAAAGGACACCGCAAAATCGGCAAGAACTGCCGAGTAATGATACACTCTGTTGTCAGCGGCAACCACGGCTCAATCCACAGCCTTGAAAACGAGATGGATGAGATTCGCTGGGTTCAAGACAGATACATCGAGGCAATGGTTCAGGAAACCAACATGTCCAAGTCACACCTCAAAAAGATACTAAACCGAAAAGTAAATGCCTATTTCACAGCAGAAGAAGCAGTGGAGTTAGGCATAGCCGACACTATATTCTAAAGGAAGATAACATGGCAACCATCAAAGGGCTTCACGCCTTTCTAATCAAAGAGCAGTTCAGGAAAGCAATGGAATCGAAAGGATACGCTTTCTTCGGACTTCAAAACAAGGCAGCGTACAATGTCAACATCATTGGTGTTCGCAGTGACGAGGACATCTTCAACGAGTTTGACGATGCTCTTGTCGTCATCTACCGAGACACTAAGAAGAATTGGGAAGTTCGCTCATACTCTATCACTACAGATCCAGGCAGAATATGGATGGAGAAGCCAATGAACAGCAAGGGCTGTGCTATCCTCGTCCCAGATCAATACCGAGGCGTCTACAAGATTGACGGACACGGAAAAACGCGATATGAAGCATTATGTCAAAGAGGAGGAGAGGTATCCGTATATAGGGATGCGAATTTGGATCACGAGCATGACCGTGACGCAGGCACCATAACTACTGGAAATTACGGGATAAATATCCATCGTAGCCGCTCTACAGGTGAATCAGAATTAGTAAATTCTTACTCAGCAGGTTGCCAAGTTTTTAAAAATGCCTCAGATTTCAAGGATTTCATGAAACTCGTGAACAAATCAGCAGACAAGTTCGGCAACTCATTCACCTATACTCTTCTAAATGAAGGGGATATTACCACATAAGGCAACTATTTAT